TCACAACCTCGCTGCAGCTTCGCAGCTCCAGACGAGTCTCAGACTATCCGCAGTCGGCGTGGCGATGATCTCGAAGATCTCGCCGTCGATCTCCACCGTGTCGCCGCTGGCGGCGTCCGAAACTTCCGCCCGGCGCACGTCGATCAGCATCGTCGGCAGGACCCCCCGGCTATCGCCGAAGCCGATGACCTGGTCGGGTCGGCGGGTGATGATGCGGACCGCGACGCCGGCGCCGGCACCGCCCGCGCGCCAAACGGCATCGCGCGCGATGTTCGGGTCGGCGAACAGCGCGTCGGTCGCCGCAGCAAACGCGTCCACGACCGCGGCTCAGTTGCTGGTGTGAATCTTGACCGCCAGCCGAGGACGCTTGTTGACCGGGAGTGGCGAAGCCTCGGTCTTCACGTCGATCGCGCTGCCGTCCTGCCGCGCGATCTGGCGGGCATAGATCGGCAGGCCCACCGTGTTGACTGTCTCGATCAGATTCGCGGGAGCGCCATAGGTCACGAACGTGTCCATGGTGCCGAGCGGGAACGCGATGCCCTCGTTCGCCGGGATCAGCGTCTCGGGTGCGCCGGTCGAAAGCGTGACGGTCGCGTTGTACTCCTCAAACACGATGCCGGCGAACGGGAAGCGCCGGCGGGTGTCCTCGCGCAGCGGCTGCGCGCCGGTCGAGGAGAAGTACTTGTAGGCCTCCTCCACCTTGGCATGGCCGATCAGCTTGTCGAAGAAGCCCGGGCTGACCAGCGCGAGCACGCCGTTCATGGTCTCGCCCTTGAGCTCGGTCTCGACATCGCGCAGCACCTCGCGGCACTTAGCCTGCACGTTCGTGCCGGCCGTTCCGAGCACGAAGTCGACCGACTGCTGCGCGAGGCCGAACTCGGCGAAGTAATCATAGAGCTGGATCCCGGCGCCATCCTTGACCACGCCCCGCAGCGCATTGACCTCCATATACTCGCGGGTCTGAGCGTGCTTTGCCCGCATGCGGGTGAGCTTGCGCTCCATCACGGTGGCGAGCGGGTCGGCTGCGTCCGCCACCCCGAAGCCGCGGACGCCCTGGATGTCCTGCGGCGTGATCACGTCGTCATGCGGGATCCACGGCACCGTGAACGAGCGCATCGCGCGCGTGTCGCGGTTGGCGACGGTCGCCGGCCCGCCGAGCGGCACGGTCGGCAGCAGGTTCAGCACGCCCTCGGCCTGCTCGATGATGACGCTGCGCTGGGTGATGCCCTCGAAGCGGAACAGGCCGAGCTCGCCGAGACGCGTGTAGATATTGGGCAGGATGTTGATGGCTTGGGTCATCTCAGCGAGCGTGTAGCCGCCCGCGTCGAAGGGATTGATCATCGGGGCCATAGAGTAGGTCTCCTCAAAAAGGGACCGGGCCCCGATGGAGGTCCATCGAGGCCCGGTCAGGCAGGGAGGTTCGGGAAGAGATCAGGCGGTGTCGCGGGCGACGATGCCGGCGGCGGCGAGTTGCGCGTGCTTGGCGATCTTCTCAGCCGCCTGGTCGACGGAGACGTCGAACACGAGCGCTGCCTTGGAGACGATGGCGGGACCGCGGGCAACGATGAGCCCAGTCTTATCGGCAGCAGTCGCGTCGACCGCCTCGATGAGGACGGCGATGGCCGTCTCGGCGCCTTCGTCGCCGGCGACTTGGGCTGCCGGCGAGAGGCGGTACTTGCCGGAGGCGGTGATCTTACCGAGCACCGAGCCGAGCGCGTAGTTCGTGCCGGCTTTGAGCGTCATGGTCTCGCGGCTGTAATTGCCGTTGAGCTCATACTTGAGCAGGTCGCCGAGCGTCGGCGCCATGGTCAGTGTAGGCATGTCGGGTGCTCCTTAAGTTTTCAAGATCAGGGGCGCGCCGCTGCCGCGCGCTCTCGGGCACGCCGCACAATCGGGCTGTCGCCAGCGACCGGGGTGGACGGAGCAGCCGCGATCACAGTTGTGGCCTCGGCCCGCGCAGCCAGCGTGTCGAGCACCGATCGGCGCAGCGCGTCGGGCGCGATGCCCTTCTTCAGCGCATCGGCGGCATCAACCGTGACGCCGAGCCGTGCGGCCTGGCTTACGACCGCGGCAACTTCGGCAAACTCCGCCCGCAGCTTTTCGGCGATCCCTGCTTCCGTTGTCGTCGCAGCGTCCGGCGCAGGCGGACTCAGTGGCGCAGCGTTCGTTGGCGCCTGCTCAGGAGCGGCTGCTTGCTGCCGCTCGTCCGGTTGATCCTGCGTGTGTTCAGTCTCGTTGGTCGCCATGGACAGGCTCCTCTTCAGTGTCGGGTTGAGGGGTGCGCGCGCCGGCGCGGCCCGGTCGAGTTCGGCCGCCATCTCGGCGACGGCGAGGTCGAGCGTGCCGAGCCGGTCGGCGAGACCGGCGCGGACCGCCAGCGTGCCGCGATAGATCGCGGCCTCGGTGCCGCGCACCGCTTCGGCGCTCAAACCCCGGTTCGCAGCTACAAGGGCGCAGAACTCAGCGTAGAGACGGTCGACGTCGGCCTGGATCGTGGCGCGCGCGCGTTCCGAGAGCGGCTCATGCGCATTGCCGTCAACCTTGCGATCGCCGGCGAACACGAAAGTCCAGGAAAGCCCTGCCTTGGCGTCCGCCCCGCTCTCGTCGACGTGCACCGCGACGACGCCGATCGAGCCGACCTCGCCGGTGCGGGTGACGTAGAGCCGGTCGGCGGCGCTCGCGATCGCATAAGCGGCCGACAACGCGCTCTCGTTCGCGACGGCCCAGAGCGGCTTTGAGCTCGCGCTCCGGATCGCCTGGATCTGTTCGACCAAGTCGAACAGGCCGCCGACCTCGCCCCCAGGGGAGTCCACGTCGAGGATGACGCCGCGCACGCTCGCGTCGTCCATCGCTGCGCCGATGGCGTCTGCGATATCGCCGTAGGCCTGCAGCCCGCTCGCGGCATCGAGGTAGCCCGAGCGGCTCACCAGCGTGCCGATCACCGACACCACCGCGATCTTCTCCACTGTGACCGAGGTGAGCGGCGGCGGATCGGTTTCCGGATCGAGCGGCTCCAAGGCGCCGCCGGCGAAGCGCGGCGCCAGCACGCCGAGGATCACCTCGAGCTTCGCGCGCGCAATCAACAGCGGCGTCCCGAACACGCGGGACGTCAAATGTGGGAGGTCAGGCATTCACGTCGTCCTGTTCACCAGCGGGCGTGGTGCTCGGCTCATCCGGCAGCGGCGCTGACGCTGCAGTCGACCCAAAACTGAGCCCCAGTGACTTCTCGCGCGCCTGATCCGCCGCGATCTCTGCATCGACCTGCTCGGCGTCGTAGCCGCGCTCGGCCAGCGCCTGCGTGCGACTCTTCAAGCCCGCTTCGATCTGCTCGATCTCGGCGCGCGCGTCCTTGAGCGGATCGACCCAGTCCCACTTCGGCGGCAGCCATCCGCAGGCGAGGTACTCGCGCCGGCGGTCGTCGTATCCCGGTAGGTCGAGCGCGCCGGCGAGCGCTGCGGTGTCCATCCAGCGCGCCCACACTTGCCGGCAGAGCTGCCAGACCACCACGGCGTGCTGGTAGGCTTCAATGCGGCGGCGGAATTCGAGGAGCGCAAGGCGCGAGTTCGAGTAGTTCGCCTTGAGCATGTCGTTGGAGAGATACGCGTATGGCACGCCCAGTGCGGCCGACACCTGCAGCAGCGTGCGGTACTGGAACGGCTCGTAGGTGGACCCAGAGTCGGCAGGCGCCGAGGTCTGCACCTCCTCGCCTGGCTCCAGCATGGTGATCTGGCCGGGCTGCAGGTCGATGGTGCGCTCGTCGTTCTCGTCGCGTCCTTCCGCTGCGTCGAGCGGCTCGGCTGGCGCCGGCGTGGTGATGAAGAGCGCGTGCATCGCTGCGACCTTTTTGCGGTCGAGCTCGGCGTCATCGTACTGGTCCAGCAGGAAGAGCTTCACGATGCCGGCCGCGAAGCGCGAGACGCCGCGTAGCTGGCCGGCATCGACCGGGTCGATGACGTGCACGATCTCGGAAGCGGGCAGGCGCACCACCTCGCCGGCCAAGCCAGGATCAGTCACGTCGCCAGGGTGCCGGCGCAGGAAATGGTAGGCGACACGCCCGATCCGATCGAACTCAATCCCCTGGCGGACCACGTTGCCGCCGGGCACCACCTCGTTGCGGTTGAGCGGCAGCATCTCCGACGGCAGCATTTGCAGCTGCAGCGGGACCGTGAGCCCGTCCCCTGGCCGGCGCGGACGAAACCGAAAGAACACTTCGCCCGCGATGAACACCTCGCGCGCCGCGCGGCGTTGCAGGCCATAGAAGTCGGTGAAGCCTTCGGCGTCGGCCTCATCGGTCCAGTCGAGCCAGAGCTTCTGGACCTGCGCTTTGGCGCCCGCATCCTTGATCAGGGACGACGGCTTGATGCCGGCGCCGACCACATTGCCAGCCCAGCTCTCGATCGCGTTCGCCGCGTAGCCGTTGTTGCGAATTAGCCAGCGGGCACGCGCCGTGATGTCGGGACCGGCCGCGGCAATCAGCGTGTTGAGGTGCGCGCGACTGGGCTGGAATCCCTTGAGCCGGCGGTTCGCCAGCCCCGCCTCGAAGCCGCCGATGAAGGCCCCGACCCGCCGCCGGAACGCTGTCAGCGAAGCAAGCACTCAAAGCCCCTTCGAGGCGGACGTGAGAATGCGGCGTTTGCGACCGCCCTCCTGGGCTGCCGCGACCCGTCGTTCGAGGTCCGTGATCGCGGCTGCCATCTCGGCGTCGCTCGCGTAAGTCACGCGGCGTCCGTCGACTTCCACCGTGCGCACGCCGCGAAAGCGGGCGGCGAGCAGCGCGTCGCGCTGCGCGGTCAGGTCTTCCAGGGTCATGCCTCAGCCCAAACAGCACCGCTCAAGTGGGTCATTGCCGCTCGGGAGTGAACCTGCGGATCTGGTCCTTGAGTTCGGCAAGCGTCGCCTTGATCGCCGCGACGTCAGCGCGCAGTTCGGCGACAATCCGTCGGCCGGCGACGTCGTTGTCGACCTTCGTTTCGATCCCATCGAGGCGAGCCTCGAACTTCGCCTGGCTCGCCGCTGCCCACGCTACGAGCTTGACAAGAGCGGCGATCACCGCGAGCGCGTGCGCCGCAAAGGCGGCGGTGATTGCCCATTCCGCGCCGCTCACGTTCCCCTCCGTTTGTTCAGCCATTCGCAAGCGCTGGCCAGGTCAGCTGAAATAGCTCGATCGAAAGACGCGCCGGCCGCGCCGCTCGGGACGGCGCCGAACGATACCGGCGATATTCTGGAACACCGGCTGATCGTCGCTTCCTTCATCGGAGGCTGCGACTTGGCTCTCCAGGTCGCACCACATTGCTTCGGTCCAGCGATCGGCACCGGCGATCCAGGCGGCGGCGCGCGCATAGACCCGGCAGTCGAGCGCCTCGTTGCGCTCACGTAGCTTCTGCCATTCGAGCCGGGTGAAACCACGCTTGGTCTTGACGGTGACCAGTTGCTCGGCGACGAGCTGCTTGACCCATTCTGCTTCCGCGCCGCGCGGCAGGTGGACGAAGCCTGCGGGATGGCGTGCGCCGGCTTCGATCTCTTCGTCCGTTGGTGCCGCCAGACGCAGGAAGCGGTAGGTCTCGCTCTTGAACGTCGCAACCGCGATCGTCCACAGCCGCGCGCCGCGGCGGAGCTTCTTGCCGCCTTCGCTGACGTCGACGTAAGTCGGTCCGATGACCGGTGCTGCCCGGTTGAAGCCTTCGACGCCCTTGATCGGCGCGACCTGCGCAAAGCCTGCGCGGCGCGCCCACGTGTAGACGGCGGGCGCCTCGTACCCGGTATCGATCGCGAGCTTCGCAATGCCGACCCGGGTGCCGTGTGCATGCGGCCAGGTCCGGTCGAGTAGCCCCCCGAGCTCTTCCCAGGTCCCGGCCTGCTCGGGTCCGCCTTCGACCACGATGTGGTCGACCAGCCAGCTTTCGAGACCTCTGCCCCAGGCCCAGACGTCGACCTCGATGCGGTCCTTCTGGACGTCGGCGCCCGCCGTCAGGAACAGTCCGCCGCTCGGCACGACTCCGATCTGCCAGGACTCTCGGCGCTCATAGAGCCGCTGCCAGTCCGGCGCCTCGCCGGTCTCGACCCAGGTCTCGCCGAGCACGCTATTCTTGAAGCTGCGCTTCGCCTCGTCAGTGGTGGCCGCTTCCCAAAGGCGCGCGATGTTCTCCCATGACAGCCAGCCAACCGGCGAATAGAGCGCCGAGACATGAAAGCCGATCGTGCCGGGGTCCTGCGC